AGTAATTCCCATCCTTCCATTTTCTAAATTAATTGTAAATGAATTTGAACTATTAATTGTAATAGCTTTTTCTTTTAACTTTTCTAAAATGTCTAAATCACAAAAATTCTTGTTTCGTATATTTATTCTTACGTTTTCTTTCACATTTTTTATCTCACTTGGAAATTCTTCAGAAGGCATTGTTCCATACGGTTCATAATCTTTATCATCGCTTTTTGTTATCTGCACAGGTACTAATAAGTTATTAAAAGTAGTATCTTTATAAATATAAAGACGTGATTTCAGTACATCATTATCAGCAAAAGCACGTATTTTACTAGTTGTTGCAACGTAACAATCTATCGTATCATTTTTATATATTACTTCTTGAAATGTTGAATTACTTGCCGTACTACCTAAACCTTTTATACAATAATTTCCACCTGCTACAGTTTTCTCACATACTGTTACATCAAAAGTTTCTGTACTTTTTCCATTTAATAATATTCCATTTTTCATTTTTTTAAATGTTACTCCATATTTAGTTTGGTCAGTTACATTACATAAGTTATATCCTTCTCTTGTTTCTTGACTGCTATTTCCCCCAATTCTGAATTTCGTAAATTTTGCTCTTGCTGTATTTTCTAATGCTATACTTTCTCCTTTGTTACTTACTTTTGGAAGTAAGTCTATTATTTCTGTATCATCATAATTATTTAATCCTGCTAACTTTTCTTTTTCTTCATTAGTAAAGTCATTTGTACTTAGTCCTTTTCCTTCTTCTTTATCTACTTTATTGTTTTGTAAATTAGTTATTTCTGTATTTACTTTTTCTACATATTCATCTACTTTATCCCAGTTTTGATTTAGTGCTTTGTCTATATCAAATTTATTGTTATTAGTTTCAAGAGGTTCTTCATGTTTAAATAACTTCAAATTTTTTGTTTCACTCATTTATTTACTCCTTTCTCAAGAGTTTCTATTCTTTTTATTAAACTTTGGATAATATTATCTTTTTCTTTATCTTTCGCTTGTAACTTTTCTATTTCATCTTGTTGCTCTTGTATTGCTTTATAAGCTATTGATACCATAGAGTATAAATTTATTCCTTCTTTATTGCTTGATATTATTTCTTTTGAACAATTATATCCATCTCCAATTATTGTGCCTATTGTTTTTTTGCTTTTTTCTTCTGATTTATAATTAAACATATAAATGTCTGTTTTTAATATTTCATCTAGTGCTCTTGATTGATATCTTTCTATATTCTTTTTTACCTTTATTGAGCTATTAGATATTACCTCTCCAGTTGCTGTTATATTCCCTTCAACATGAAGTCGACGACACACAATAAAACCATCATCAGAAAGTGTACAATTGCAATTTTCCTCTCCAATTCTTAATGTATGGTTTCCTGCTAAATCAACATAAAAACTTATTTTATCTAATATAGATATAGAAGGATAGATATTGCCAATCTGAGGAATTATAGATAGTAAAAGTTGTCCTGTTGATGTATCATCAATGTATAAACCTGGCATAGCGTCTCCATGCATTTTTATATTTGTAGCAACTATCCCAGCATTTGCACTATTTAATACTAAGTCACATCCATCTAATACCATTTCTCCCGTGCACCCTGCAGAATTTTTAGGTGGCATTGTAAAGTTTTTTATATACATTATTGGCCAGAATTTATCATCACTTGATGTTATTACTCCCCAAGCCATTCCATCTTCTACCGATTTTCCATAATCCGTAGGAACAGCAAAACTTATATAATTCTGTTTGTCTGCTGTTTGCACTCCCATTTCTCCGAACACTGTATTTCCATCACTTTTATAAAAATGTTGACCATTTTTGTCCAATGCCATCATTACATTCTTATCTTTATCTAATATTGCTAAACTAGCATTTTTATTTATTATCATCATTTGAATAAAGTCTGAAATTTGATTCCATGCCACTTTTACATGTTCATAGTTTTGCTCTATTGCTGTTCCCAATTTGCTTGTTTCTGTATAGCCTTTTAGCTTGTTATCTGTACTAGAATTTGCACTATTTATTGCTTCTGTTTTTGCCGTTGATGTTTCTGTTTTTGTTGAATATGTTTTACTTACTTCACTTGTTATGCTTTCTGCTTTTTGTGTTATTTGTGAATTTGTTTCTGTTTTTGTATAGTAATTATTACTTAAATTTTTATTTGTACTATCTGCTGTACTCTTTGCTGTGTTTGCTGTGGATTGTGCTTTATCTGCTTTACCATCTACTGTTTTTATTTCTGTTTTTACTTCACTTACACTTTGTGTTATTCCGTTTATATCTTGTTCGTGTTTTGTTAGTTTTTCAGAATTTTCAGTTGTTTCTTCAACTAATTGTTCAATCTTTCCTTCTGCTTGGGCTATTCTGCTTTGAACTCTTCTATTTACAACTTTTTGACTTTCTTTTTTTACTGTTGTTTCTTCTTTTTGTTTTATTTGAATCTTGCTTGATATTTGTGCAATAAATCTTCCTTCTAATGACATTTCACCTTGATAAATAACATTTTTACCATTTATAACTATTTTGTCTCCAATGTCTATAGCAGGGTCTATTATTACTTTTCCTTCAAATGTATTTACTGTCAAATCTTTTATTTTGTTGTAAATCTTTTGAACTTGGTCTTCGTCAACAATGTACATATTTTCTTGATTTATCCAAAGATTATTTCTTGTGTCATCTCCAAATTTAAAACTTCTTACCCCGTCTTCATAAGATACTTTTGAAATTTTAAATTCTTCACCCCATTTATATTCTCCAAACATTTCAAGTGATATTTCTGTTTCATCTTGACCAAATTCTCTGAAACATAATTTTCCTTCTCTATCAATACAAGCAAAGCAACCTGCACTCTCTGCAATATAACTAATGTATTTTCTTGCTGTTACAGTATTATCATAAACAGATACCTTTTTATCAGAATTTAAAAAAGAAGTAAAACCTAATTCTACTCCTGCTTTATTACAAATATCTTGTGCAACTTCTAATAGTGTTGCTTCATTTTTTTTATCTATCAATTCTCTCCCATTATAATTAAATTCAAATTTAATCATATTGTCTAATGCCTTTATTGTTATTGTATTGTCATCATTATCTGTGTAATCATCTACATTATAAATTCCAATTGGTATCATTTCAAAACTACTATTATTACTACTTAAACTTTTAACTGATATTCCATTTAATGTTCCTACCAACATTGCATTTACTTCTGCTACTGTTAATGCGTGATTTATTAATATTCCATATTCTACTCTTATTTTTGAAAGAGTTTTTGGCATTTTATCTTTATATAGTTTCATTTCAATGTATTGACTTGGTGTACCACCTAAGCAAAATTCTTCTTCAAATGCATTGCCACCTTTTTTAAAATCCAAAATATAGTCTGGATTTATTAGTACATCATCTATATAGATATTCATTGCACAAACTGGGTTTTCATATCTATTTTGTTTCCACTTTTTACTTGTTTCGTACATTAACTCAACCCCTTTGCTTTATTTACTGTTGCTTTTTGTTGTGCTGTTAATTCTTTTTGCATCAAATTAAAAGACACTTTCCATCTTGATTTTGAAGTGTCTTCATCTAATCCTGTTTTATGCATTTCGCTTGTTCTTTTGCTTACTCTAAATTTTGCGTTTTCTAACATACCACCTTGAACACTCGGGCATTTTACTGTGACTATCATCGGATTCTGGTATGTTGCCTGCAAAAGTTCTTCTGCCTCGTCTTCTGATAAGTAGTCCCATGACATTTCAAGCTTTAGCATTCCAATTGCAATTGGATTATCTATTAATGCTCCTGTTACTTTTGATGTATAACTATCATTGTCTGTATCTTCTATATTATCTTTATATGTAGATGGCGTTTTCATTAACTTACCATTTAATTTCCATAACATAATTTTACCCTCCTACTAAAGCTTCTATGTCTTTTCCTGTTCTTCTTTTCTTATCTCTTAAATTATCTAACAATATTTGTCCTAGTTTTTGATTTCCTACATTAATTGTTAAGTATATTGGTTTGTCATTATTGCTTCCACTATAATTAGATAATACATCCTCAAATGTATCTCTCATTATATTTTGTGGTGTTACAATTTCTGGATTTGTTTTAGCTCCGGAATATTCACCAGCTATTACGGTCGTCGCTTCTGTTAAAACACCACCCTTTGCTAATCTTGGTAAACTCAATGTATTTATGCTTCCAACATAAACTCCTGGAATTAGATTAATAAGCCTAATTCCTCCATTAATTAATCTAATCGCACTATTTATAGTTCTTTCAATTAAAGATATAACGCCATTAATACCTGATTTAACAGCTCCAGATATTGCATTTCCTATACTTGTACCTAGGCTTGAGAACGTATTTCTTATTCTGCTCCATACTCCACTAAAGAAGCTTCCTATATTTGAAAAAATATTTTGAATTGAATTATATGCATTTTGAAAATTTTGTACTATTCCATTTTTTATATTACTTACTGCATTTCTTATATTGGATGTAATATTGTTCCATATGTTTGATGCTATATTTTTTATATTGTTAAAAATATTTGAAATATTATCTTTCACGCTATTAAATATACTAATTGCTGTCTGTTTTATATTTTCCCAAATTCGCTTTATACTATCTACTAGGCTAGATATTCCATCAAGTAGTCCTTGAATTATATATGTTCCTAATTCTGCCATGACTGTAGATGGTGAATGTATTCCAAACACATTTTTAAATCCTTCTATAAAAGGTGTAAAAATATGATCTATAATCCATTGTCCTAAATTTCCAAGAGCTTCAATTATTCCCTTGAAAATCCCCTCAACAACATTTCCTCCACATTCTTTTATTTTTTCACTGAAAAAATTTCCTGCTTCATCTATAGCTTCATTTATTTTTTCTCCTAAAATCATTCCTAAATTAACAAAGCTTGCAAAAGCACTTCCCAACATTTCAAATATTGCGTCTACAATTCCATTCCAATCTATGTTTTTACAAAAATCAATTAACCCTTGAACAATAAAACTCCAATCAAAATCCTTAAAAAATGTTGTAATACCATTTAAAGCTCCCTTAATACCTGTACTTATTGTATCTCCTAATGCTCCCCAATTTGTATTTTTAAAAAATCCATTGATTGCATTAGCAACAGCACTACCTAAACCTGACCAATTAAATGTATGGACAAATGATTGAACAAGATAGATTGCAGTATTTATTCCTTGCGCTATAGTATTTCCGACTTGTTTCCAGTCTGTTGTTGCTATGAAACCATTTAAAAATTGTGCAATATTAGTTCCAGTTTTTTTTGCTGTATTTTGTATTTTATCCCAAGGTATGCTATTCATTGCATCATTTAATTTTTCTCCAATTGTTACTCCAACTTTATACCAATCTCCATTTTTTATGGCATCTAGTATTGAATTAGGTGTATTATCTATTCCAGATAAATCAAAACTTGGAGCTATTGTTCCTCCGTTTCCGCTATCAGAGTTATCATTCGATTGTATATTATTTATTTCGCTATGTATATTTGATAAACTTTTTGTTTCGTTTTTTGCTTTTTTAGCACTTCCTGCCATACTTGCATACGAACTTGCACTTGCTTTAGCAAATATATTTACTCCTGTTAGTGCATAAGCTACACTTTGTATAGCTTTCATTAATTGATAAACTAAATTTGTCACAAATTGAATAACTGGTGCTAATGCACTTCCCATAGCATATTTCATATATTCAATGTTTGCACTTAACTGTTTAGCTCCTGCATTTTGACTTGATAACCATGTATTTGCACAACCACTTAAAACAGAATAAATGCTTCTTAATGAGAATAATGCCATAGCATATTTCATAACGTTTCCTATTCCTTGCCTTAATCCTGTCCCCATTCCTTTTATATTATTTGTAATATTTTGAGTTATTTTTGGTAGTCCTTTAAAACTATTTTTTATACTAGACATACTAGGTTTAACTTGTTCTATTTTTTGCTTAAATGCTTCAAAAAAACTACTCAATTTGTTTTGAGTAGTTGCTGTCTGAGATATTTGTTGTCTTAATTGTGACATTTTGCTCTTTGCTTCGCTAAGTTGCTTATTATAATATTGTATTTCTTTTACTAATACTTCTTCTTTATCACTCAAATTAATATATTGTTTATTGTTTTCTAGCCTTTCAGGATTTACTTTATTCATTGGTTCATTAGCTATTTTATCTAACTTAGGTGTTATTATATCTAATTTTATTTTTCGGGCATTTATTTTTTCTTGTAAACTATCAATTTGCTTTTGTATCTGAGATATTTGTTTTTGTGCATCTTTATTGTTAACTTTTATTGCAAGTTCATTATTTGCTGAGCTTTTTCTAATCTCTTGTAGTTTTTTCTTGATAAAGAAAACTGCCTGCTGTACTTTATTTTTCATCTCTTTTGTATTTATTTTTGAAAAAGCATTTTGTGTTTGATCCATCTGTTTTTTTATGGTTGGTACTATTTTTTGAAACTCTTTTAATGCTTCTTCTATTTTTGCAGTTACTATGATTTCTATCTCTTCTACCGTGATAAGTCATTCCCCCTTTCTCCTTAATTTAACGAAATAAAAAAACACCTACCTAAGTAAGTGCTTTTTTATTTTTTGTTGTATTTTTATTTAAATATACTTGTAGGAGCAAATCCCATTTTTCCTTTCTTTATTGTCCATGTATTACCACAGTTTTGGCAAACTGCTACAGTAGAATTTATTGTTTTAGTTTTATTTGTACCTTTAGATTTTTTCCAAAACAAATTAGATATGCCTAGTGTACACAAAGCAGTAAATCCTCTTGCACTATTATTTACATGTCCACCAAATCCAATACCCTTTTTATTTGTTTGTTGACCTTCTTCAACAAGTTGAACTTGAACATTCTCACTTCCACAATAGGGACATTTCATTTTTTTTCTCCTTTAGAACATTGATGCTTCTACAATTTTAAAAGTTGCATTTTGCATTGCATTTAATTTGTCTGATGATACATATGTAAATATATCAAAACTTTGACTTTGTCCTGCTGCTAAGTCATTTGCATAAACATAATCTTCATTGATTCTTGCTCCTGATTCATCTACTGCTTCTATATGTAAGTTAAAAGATTTTGTTTCTGAAGTTTTGTTTGTTACTTTAACTGTCAACTTTGTATCCTTTGTTCCATAACTTCCATTAGTCACTTCAAAATTTCCTAGTTGTGCATCTACATCATTAGCTAGAACTTCTTCTGTACTACTTCCTGTTGCCTTATCTAAATTAGCACTAACTTCATTTAAGCTATCTGATAAAGCTTTTTGAGAATTAATTGTAATTACCATTGCTAGTGCGCACAAAATAACACCTGCAATAGCTTGTCCTTTGCTGGCTTTTTTAATTAATGATACTATTGCTAAAATTCCTCCTATTAACCCTAAAACAAATGATACATTATTTACTATTGGAATAAATGAAGTACACACTCCTATAATTCCTAATACTAAACCAGCAGTTCCAAATCCACTCTTTTTCCTCTCTTCCATAATAAATTTCCTCCTTTTATTAATTATAAAAAGAGTATATCATTTTAAGTTGAAAAAGTATGTCGAATTTTGTCGAAAATATATATTTTTTATCATTTATCCCTTAAATAACATTCTTTGCTCTTCTAATGTTTGTTCTTTCTCTTCTATTTTAAATAATTCTTTATAATCATCTCTAATTAGAATAATTTTAGGATCTTTGCTCATACTATCTGCTCTTATAAGTTTATTAGTTACCGATTCTTGTAGATTAATTTCGCTTTTTAAGTTATCAATTATTTTTAAAAGATGAGTTTGGCAGTATATATTTATTTCTGAATATCTACTATTCCAAAATTCATGTGGTTTCATATCAAAATAATATGCCAATGATTCTATAGAATATATTAATTCTATTAAATTGTTAGCTTTTCTTATATTTTCAATAATATCATTTAATCCTTTTAAATTTGAGCCATTATTTCTTTTTCCACTACTCTGTTGGCTGCATTCTCTACTGCTTTTTCCAATAATTTGTCTGTATTCATTGTTAATAATGGATTTAATGTTATTTCTTTTAGTTCTTTCTTGTTCATTTTCTTTTTGAAAAAACCCTCATTATTCAATGCCTCTGCTATCTTTGCATATAATTCACTTATAGTTATTCCTTCTGCTCTACAATCATCCATAAAGTCATACACTTCACTTGATGATGTGAATATACTTTCACCGTTTTCATTTTCTGCTAATTTAAATATTATTTTTGACAATGCTTCTATATCTAATATAGAATATGCTTTTATAAATACTTCTTCAAAATTTTTGTTTTTTAGTAGATTAGCTATGTCTACTATTTTTCTTGTTTTTAGTACTAAATTAATTGTTTTATTTTTTGTTTCTATAATCATCTTTAATTCTCTCCTTTGCAAAAGAGAGAAGGCACAAGCCTTCTCCTAAATTAAAATTTTGTTGAATCTCCTTCAACTGGATATCCATCTGTTTCAACTGTTTTTGTTTCTTTGTAAACCCTCATAGTATCTTTTATGAAATCTCCATCGTTTATCTCTTGTCCTGCAATATCTACAGTACATTTAACAGTTTGAACCAATGGCTTAGTAGCAACTGATGCTGTTGATTCTGGATATTTTACGAATAAGTATATTGATGTATCTGCATCTGCTATAGCTTGAATAGCTTTATGTGTCTCTTGTATGAACATCATTTCTATATCAACTGTTTCCGCTTTTCTTTTTCCTTTAGCCATTCTTTCTTCTTCTAAATCTAAAGCACTATATGTTTGTCCCTCTTTTAGAGTTTTTAATTGTCCAATTTTTTGAACATAACCTATTTTTGTCTTTTCTCCTGTTAAAGTTGGTGCATATGATACCTCAGCTTTCATAGCAACTTGTGGTGTCGTTGCTTTTGGTGTTTCTCCTTCCATCTCTAATTCCTCCTTATTATCTTAAATTAAAAGAGGTTGTTATTGAATTATAACAAACCTCAAATGTTATTGTTATACCGTATTTTTGCAATATAGGATCATATACTGCAGGACTGGTATTCGTCCTTGTAAAATTAAGTTCTTGAAGTTTTTTATCAACTTTATCTATCATTTTCATTGCTTGGCGTTGCTTTTCATTCCAACAAGTTATTGATATTTGAAATGTAGAACGAATTGGAAATCCGTTTTCTGTTAGATTTACTGACTTTAAAGGTGTATGTAATTCCAATATAGGAAATTTACTTTCTGTATTTGGATTACTTAAAATTGGTTTGTTTTTATACAAATTTTCTAGCTTTTCATATACTAAATCGCTAAATTCTAATTCGCTTAAATCTTTCATTTTGTACACTCCTTTAACATTTCATTTAATCTTTTCTTCGCTATCTCCACATTTTCACTTCTACTTTCAAATCCTGCATCACCTATAAAATGATTAGCTTTTGAACCTACTGCCACATAAAATTGTTGTTTATTAATAGTTACTATTGGATAGCTCAACGACCTCCCCACTTTATTTACAGGGATATACCATTCTGTATATCCTGACTCAATAAAATGTTTTGTTTTTCCTATGTGCTCTTGTTCCGCATATTGCCCTGTTCCAAAATATTCAAACCATAAATATGATTGTCCATTTTCAGTCGTAAATTTAGAAGGGTCAGCATAGACCCTTCCTTTTACTTCTTTTGTAGACATATCAATCATCTCTACTAATATTCCATTTTCGTTGTGACCTTTTTCCAATCTTATAGCATAACCTCTAATGTTTTCTAATATATCTTTCGAAATTACTCTTGCAGTTTGTGGTAATTTTTGAATTATAGCATTTATATTCTTGAAATTATGTTTCACTTTAAAATTACAATTAAAACTTATCATTCTTGCACCTTCTCACATATATATACATAAGTACTTCCAATTTTATTTTTGTCAGTTACTTTATATTGTGGTTTAAATTTCTCCACTTTTGAGATGTCATCAAATGATATTCCATCACCCTTTTTTATGTCGTATTCTTTTGTTGTTCTTGCTTTGTAAGTACTATAATCAATCTCACCAGTAGACTTTCTATCTAACTCGTTTACATCATTTTGCATATTTAGCCAAGCTTGTCCTTTATATTTCCATACTTTATCTGGTTCTCCGTGGTCTTCTATTTCTTCATATTCGGATATATATACTTTTGTTAAATCTCGTAATAACATTATTTAATCCTCCTTAATCCAGATTTTATAATGTCATTTCTTAGTTTTTCTATAATATCTTCAAATGATGTTGAAATAGAACCTTCGTTGCGATTTGTTAACCCCTCTGCTCCTCTTGACAAATAAATTGCCTTCGTAGCTTTTTTTATGTACGGAAATAGTTTTATATCTTCTTTTTGTCTGTTGGAAATATCAGAGGCAATAGAGCTTACTTCCTCTAATATTTCACTTAGAACTTCTTTATCGTCTTTATAATTAGCTCCCAAATCAGCTATTATTTTATCTATATTACTGGTTTCTGCCATTTCTATTGCCTCCTATTCTTAGGCCATTGAAGCAATTGTTGCTATTCCTGCTTTTTTAGCCTTATTTGCTGAATCAACTTCGACAATTACTATTTTTTGTCCAGTTGTTGCTGTGATTTCGTCTGTTCCATTCCAAGCTGTGTATCCAGATGTGCAAACTGCATCATATCCTGGCATTGTTGGATTAGCTGCTACTTTATATTTATAGCTATTTCCAGAAGTTAAAGCCGGTGTAACAGTTATTTTAGTTTTTCCAGTTGATGTTCCTTCTTCTGATGTTACGTTTAAAGTTTTAAGTGAAGCATCTGTTACATAGAATATAGTATCTTCCATTAATGCTTTTGTTCCTTTATACAAGAAATCTTCCAATGCTACAGCATCATCAAATGGTACTTTTTCTGCTCCATACTCTGAAACATAGAAAGGTTGAGCGATAGCCCCATCCATCATTACAACAGCTTTTACACCGTCTGGTAATCTTGTTGACTCATAAACTCTAACAGAGTCATACATACCAATTGCTTGTTCTTTTGGATCTGTTCCATTTGGTAAATCATCAAGAATTTTCTTCATTCCTTTTCTGTATTCACTATCTACAACAATAACTAATAAATCTGATTCTATTCCATCAATAAAGTCATTTCTTAAAGTTCTTGCTTTTTGTAATAGAGTATCAATTGTATCTTGTATATTATCTTTTGCAAAAACTTCTGTTCCTTTTAATACTTTTGCGAAAAACTCTCTATCTAAGTATCTTATAATAGCTGATTGATGATTTACTTTTCTTTTTTCAGCCATGCCATCAATGCCGTAAAGTTTTACGTCTTTCCCTTGTAATTCTTCTACAATTTCTTTATCTGTATCAATAACAACTTTTACTGGTTTAGCTTTTACTTTATCACCTTTTCCAGCAGCTCTTGCAGTACCTTTATCTTTTAATTCTGCGTTTACAAATCTTTTATATTCAATTACTCCACCTTCTGGGTTTCCTGAACCATTTTTTGCTTTGATTTGTTCTGATATTGCTCTTGATGCAACATTTTCTAGAACTCCACTTAATACTTGTTTTAAATTATCTTTTGTTTTACCATCTTGTAGCATTATGTTTAATGCTTCTTGTGTAATTTCTCCCATTTTTTATTCCTCCTATTTTTTAATAACTTGATCTAGCTATTGATTTGCTTTTTGTATTATCAATACCTGTTTTTTGTATTGGAGTATCTTCTTTTAATCTTTCATTTACAGCTTTTTCAACAGCTTTATTAAAAGCATTTGAAACTTCTTCTATTTTTGAATTAATTTCTTCTGCCTTAACTGTTTCAAAATTAAAGAAAGTCAATAAAGATATATCCAATCCTTTTTCACTTGCTATTTTTGTTGCTTGTTCTTTTAATTTATAAGCATTTAATTCTGCAAGTGCTTTTTCTTTGTCTGTTCTTTCTTTTTGTGCTTGATATTCAAGTTTTTGTTCTTTGTTCATTTTTGCTAACTTTTCAGCTTCACTTTTTTCACTGTTCATCATTTCTTCCCAGTTTGTTTTTGCTGTGTTTATAGCTTTTTGAACTCTTTTGTCAAACTCTGCTTGATTCTTTCCATCTTTCAGAAAATCATCAAATGTAACAGGATTGTTGTTTGCTCCTGTATTGTTTTGGTTATTTGCTCCCACTGATTCATTATTTGCCCCAGTATTAGCATTATTTGGATTATTATCTTGTCCTTCCATTCTTTACTCCTTTTGCCCCAGCCATTGCTAAAAGCCCCAGCCATTGCGAATTTGTATTCTGTTGTTCTTTATAGCCTGCAATCAGTAAAAAGGCATAAAAAATAGACGTACGTCTACGTCTAAAATTTATAATTATAAAATGTTAATAACTTATTTATTAATTGAACACTCCATTGTATCTTTTAATACCTTATCTGGTGTATCAATTTCATTTGCTATTTTTTGTTATTTCGTTCTCTATAATATTACAAAATAGTCCTATATATGGTCTTAATATTGTAATTATAGTAAATATAATCCAATACCAAGTTGGCATTTGCAATTTAATGCTTAATATTAAAACTAATAACCACATATTATTTTTCCTCCTTATCTTCATATGTTGCCATATAATTTTTCTTTATATCAAAGTTAGTTATTTCATCTGGTGTTAATTTCGCATAAATTTCAATATTAGCAACAAATTTTAAATCATTTGTTATATCATCTGCCCTCTTTATGAGCTCTTGACCTATTGCTATAATAGACTTCTTTACGTTTTCTTTTCCTGTTGGTATTAATGGTTTCTGCATATTTTCCGCCTTCCTTCCATAATAAAAGCACCTACTTTTTAAAGTAAGTGCTAAAATTTTATTTTCATCATTTTATTGTAATATTTTTCCCATTCTTCATATTGTTCTATTATTTTTTTTGGTGTATTTTCTTTCCATCTCCAAGCATATAATTTATCTGAGTCACTAACTTCTTCCTGCCATTCTGTCCAAGGGTGTGTCATTGGCATCATACTATATCATTCCTTTCATAACATTAATGATTTCTTTACTTAATGTTCTTGCATTATTTTTATTTGTGTAATAATCTACAAAAGCCTCAGCAATAGTTTCATTTGCATTATATTTTACTGCATGTGTTGATATTTCTCTTAATGATTTTCTTTTTTGCATTATATCATTTATCTTTAAATTTTCAAATGCTTCATTTACTATTTCTTGGGCTGTTATATTATTATTCCAGTCTGTTGCTAATGCATTTTGATTTATATATTTCTTTCTTAGTATCTCATTTAATGCCATGTGCCCCGCTTCATGTATTCCCATATCTTTGTATGAACTGTTTTGGGGATGATAATTTGTTTTTACATCATTTTCATACATTTTTTTAGCAATATCTTTGTCTTTAAAAGCATTAATATTTATTTCCATTATATAAGTACCATCTGTTTGAGGTCCTACATTTATTCCTGCTTTGTCTGATACATTAACTTCTTTTATTTGTTTTATCTTATCTCTTATCTGTGGAAAATCTTTGTATACTTTTTCCATATTATCTAATATGTTATATAAAGCCTTTTTATCTATATGTTTTATTTGTAATTTATTTATGTTATATTTTCTTATTTTATTTATATACACATTATCAAACAAATCATATTTTTTATCTTGTTCTAATTCAAT